TGGTGGCTAGCTATGAACAAAGTAGAACAAGCGAGTCAATATATAGACCTCATTCGGGTAAAATCGAATGAGGCTTTACTGTTTTTATCACTTGGTAAAGATTCGCTTGTTCTGCTTGATTTAGTCTATCCGAAGTTTGACCGGATTGTTTGCGTGTTCATGTATTTCGTTAAGAATTTGGAACATATTAACCGTTGGATAAACTGGACTAAAGCCAAATATCCGAAAATAGAGTTTGTTCAAGTACCACATTGGAATCTCACTTATATTCTCCGTGGCGGTATGTATTGTGTGCCAAATCAGAAAGTAAAGCTGTTGAAGTTGGCAGATGTGGTAAAGGCTATGCAACTTACTCATGGAGTTTATTATACATTCTTGGGCATGAAAAAAGCTGACGGTATGAATCGTAGACTTATGTTGAAAGGGTATGAGGTAAACGGCTACGAGAATAACGGTATGGTTTATCCTTTAGCTGATTGGACACAAAAGGATATTCTTGCTTATATGAGGCAGCATAATTTACCCGAACCAGTTCGGTATTCATTGAAAGCCAGTTCGGGAGTAGGCTTCAATTTTGATTGTATGCTTTGGATGGAGAAGAACTATCCACAGGACTTACAGAGAATTTACAAAACTTTCCCGATGGCTGAAAGAGTACTTTGGGAGTATCATAATCAACAAAAGTAATATGTATGGAACTAAGTAAATATATCAAGAGTGAATCGGTAGAACTTAACCGTTCTGCCATTCGTTTTGCAGACTACAATCCGAGAAAACTTTCCGATGAATCACGCAAAGCATTAAAGCGTGGTATCAAGAAATTCGGATTGGTAGGTGGAATAGTTGTGAATAAGCGTACGGGGCTTACAGTCGTCAGTGGGCACCAGCGTTTGTCTGTCATGGACGAATTACAAAAGTTTCCCGATAACGACTATCGCATTCGTGTCGATGTCATTGACGTGGACGAACAGCAGGAAAAGGAGTTGAATATTCTAATGAACAACCCTAATGCACAAGGTTCTTGGGATTTTGACGCTCTTGCCCGTATTGTTCCTGATATTGACTGGAAAGATGCAGGATTGACGGATGCCGACTTGAATATGATTGGGGTTGATTTTCTTTTGCAGACCGAAGAAGAAAGCTCCATTGCTGACGAACTGGAAAGCATGATGTCGCCTGTAACAGAACAAAAAGAAGCCGATAAAGCCGCCAAACAGTTGGAACGTGCTGAAAAGGTAGCCCACATGAAAGAGGTCAAGCATCAGGTGAAAGAAAACGCACAGAAGCAAGCTGAGAACATGGATGCCTATGTGATGTTGTCCTTCGATACCTATGAAGCTAAAGCCGCTTTCTGCGAAAGGTTCGGGTATGAACCAGATATGAAGTTTATAAAGGGAGAAGTTTTTGATGAACAAGTAGAAAGAATAGATTAATTATTGGGAGGAAAGCTGAGTTAGAAAGAAAACATATAGCCAGTTATATCAGCAGTCCAGACGAATAATGTACAACGCTGGAAGACAATACGGGTTAGGTTCTGCAAGACAAAGAAACATAAGGGATAGAACGAAATCCATAATGGGAAGATATGCTGAGAAAATAGATAGCTATTTCTCAAAAAGAGGAGTTGATGTCTATGGAAACAAGCCAATTTCTCGCCGTGTATATATGGGTAACAATAACGGTTAAAATTATGATTGGCGATTTTATACTTTGGATAAGGAATGTTCTAAAGCAAAACCTGTTTTGTGTTCATCATTATGTTTGGAAAGGTAGTGTGATGTTCTCTGAGTTCAGGTATGAACAATGTGAGAAATGTGGAAAATTAAAGAAGTAATATGAGCAATAGTGAATCTCAAAATAGAAAAGGTAAAGGAGGAAGAAAGCCAAAGTTTGATTATACAAGCGAGGACTTTCTTTCTCTCGTGGAATCGTATGCCAAAAAGGGATTCACTGATAAGGAAATTGCCTATGCCATTGGGATTTTACCACAAACTTTCTGCGAAAAGAAAAGTGAGTACACCGAAATATCCGAAGTCTTAGCGCGTGGGCGCGCGACAATCAATGCCACTGTAAGGGCTAAATTCCTTGCAATGGCTCTCGGTGGCATAAAAACCAAAAGCACCGTGGTAAGAAAGCTCCGTGATTCAGAAGGGAATTTGACGGGCGAAGATGAATTACAAGTAAGCGAAAGCGAGTTGGCTCCTAATTTGCAAGCAATGTCCGTTTGGCTGTACCACCATGATGAAGATTGGAGAAAGATTGAGCGCAAACAAGATGAAGACGCTGATATTCCAACAGACATAGAGCATGGCATTAACATTGATTCTTGGATTAAAGACAAGCTGAAATGATAGTACCTCAAGAAATTTACCATCCATTATACGAGGATAAGGAAAAATTTATAATTCTTATTACCGGTGGGCGTGGTTCGGGAAAGTCTTTCAATGCTTCTACCTTTATTGAGCGGTTGACTTTTGAAATAGTTCATCAGATTCTTTACACCCGTTACACGATGGTTTCTGCCGGTATGTCTATCATCCCCGAAATGATGGAGAAGATAGATTTGGACGGTACCACGAAATATTTCAAGACCACAAAGACGGACATAGTCAATAAGATGACTAAGAGCCGTATCATGTTTCGGGGTATCAAGACTTCTTCCGGAAACCAGACAGCAAAACTGAAATCCATTCAAGGCATTACGACTTTTGTCTGCGATGAAGCGGAAGAGTGGACAAGCGAAGATGAGTTCGACAAGATAATGCTCTCCATTCGCAAGAAGGGTATTCAGAACCGGATTATCATTATAATGAACCCATGTGATTCCAATCACTTCATCTACAAGAAATACATTGAGAAAACTCACAAGCTGGTAGAGATTGACGGTGTGCAGGTTCAGATTTCCACTCATCCGAATGTGCTCCATATCCATACTACGTATTTTGATAACTTGGATAACCTTTCTCCTGAGTTCCTGAAAGAGGTGGAAGATATGAAGGTGAGTAATCCTGAAAAGTATGCTCATGTGGTTATCGGCCGGTGGGCTGACGTTGCAGAAGGTGCTGTGTTCAAGAAGTGGGGAATTGTTGACGAGTTCCCGGCTTGGGCAAAGAAAATTGCTTTCGGGCAAGACTTCGGTTATACGCATGACCCGTCTGCTTCCATTCGTTGTGGTATCGTTGATAACGCCCTTTACTTGGATGAAGTGGATTACCGTACTGGATTGCTTTCTTCTGACATCATCAAGACTCTTCGCCCGTGGGGATTGAAAGTCATTGCTGACAGCGCAGATCCACGTTTGATTCAAGAGATACACAACGGAGGAATCAAGATATATGCCGTAGAGAAAGGTGCAGGCTCTATCAATGCCGGAATTGACAAAATGAAAGATATGGAGATTTATATAACCAAACGCTCGTACAACTTGCAAAGCGAGTTCAGAAAGTATGTTTGGGCAAAGGATAAGGACGGGAACTATATCAACGAACCGGAAGACCATGACAATCACGGAATAGATGCTGTACGTTACTATGTATTGGGTGAGCTTCTTGGTAAGATTCAGAAGCCGAAAGATTTAACAGGAATATTCACACATTAAAAATATAAGCTATGCCATTGAATTTAGAAGAAATATTAGCATTGCCTGACATCGGGCAGAAGATAAACTACCTGAAGAAAGGTAGGAAGACTGAACTTCCCGACCGTTGCAAACTTTGGGATGATTGGAATCCGGAACGACATGAAATCATGGTTGACAAAAAGAAATATCCGGACAGAAAGGTTCTTGAAAAAGAAGCTGAGAAACACTTCGATGAAAAAACTGGTAAGACTTATGAAATCGAAGCAAAGTATAAGACTGAACCGGTGAACCGTATTTCTATTCCATTGGAACAAGATATAGTGAACATTCAAACTGCTTTCACGGTCGGCACAGAACCGTCTATGGATTGCATTCCGACTGATGATGATGAAAAGAAGCTGCTGGATGCGGTAAAGGCTGTATTTAAATCCAACAAAATCAAATACCAAAACAAGAAGATTGTCCGTGCCTGGCTCTCCGAACAAGAAGCGGCAGAATATTGGTATGTTACCGATGATGATTCGTTTTGGGCAAAGTTTTGGAAGAAAGTTAAGACTACGTTCGGTGGCAAGGTCAAGCCCACCAAGAAACTGAAAAGCGTGTTATGGTCTCCATTCAGAGGTGATAAGCTATACCCGTTCTTTAACGACGAAGGTAAAATGATTGCTTTCTCACGTGAGTATAAAAAGAAGCTCATGGATGATTCGGAGATCACCTGCTTTATGACTATCACGGACAAAATGGTTTATCAATGGGATTTGTCTAAAGGGTATGAAGAAAGAACGCCTTTTGCTCATGGATTCCCAAAACTACCGGTTCTCTATGCTTATCGTCCTGAACCTTATTGCAAGAAGATAAAGACCTTCCGGGTCCGGTTGGAGAAACTATTATCCAATTATGCTGATTGTATAGACTACCATTTCTTCCCACTGCTGAAGCTAATTGGAGATGTAGAGGGTTTCATGGGTAAGGTTAAGGATAGAATGGTCAAACTTACAGGTGAAGGTGCGGATGCCCAGTATCTGACGTGGAACCAAGTTCCGGATACGGTACGTTTTGAAGCAGAAACACTCACCAATATGGCTTATGATATGTCAAACACTCCAAGAATATCCTTTGAGACGTTGAAGGGGGTAGGCAAAGCATCAGGAACCGCTTTCCGCTTTATGTTCATGGGTGCACATATGGCGGTAGAAAATCACGGTGAGGTTATCGGTGAGTTCTTGCAGCGGAGAGTAAATTTCATTGTTTCCGCTTTAGGCTCTATCAATCCAACCGAGTTTAACAAGGCATCGCAGACCATTGACATAGAAACAGAACTGGTTCCATATATGATTGATGATTTGAATGATAAGGTGACTACTGCCGTTTCCGCTGTCAGTGGTGGAATTTGGTCAACACGTGAAGGTATCATGTTTGCCGGAAATGCTGACCGCATCGAAAGCGAATTGAAAGAAATTAAAGAGGAGAGAAAAATGAAAGAATCTGAAAAAGACAAAGGGGGCTGATTAGTCCCCTTCTTTAAACTTCCAGATATATCCGTAGGCTTGGTGGTAAATACCTCTACAACATTTAAGGATAAAGCTATTGCACCCATTAAAAGCTCTTGCAATTTCTTTTGAACCATGCCATTCTTTAATAAATTTACCATCAAGGGTATATTGTAATATTGTTCTTGATCGTTTATTATCTATACCTTTGGGCTGTGGCGTACCTTTTTTACTTTCACTAATTTTCTTTCGTGTTAAAGGATTATTCATATTGCCTGTTTTGGTAACCCAATGCAAATTTACAGCTCTATTATCGTCTTTAATAGCGTTTATGTGGTCAATGTCCGGCTTATTACTTGGGTTGGGAATAAAAGCTAATGCTACTAATCGATGAATGGCTTTTCGCTTATATTTTTTGTTCTTATATAAACAAACGTATGTATAACTATGTATTTTTAATGGTTTTAAGATATGTTCTTTCATCAACCAATCTACCGAACCGTTAAAGCAATATTTAGGTAATGCCTTTACTCTACCTAAATTTGATACTTGGTATAATCCTTCGTACCCTTCAATGTCTTTCCAAATTTCGTCCATATTCTTTTTTGCTTTAAAGTTAATAAATAAAAGGCAGTCTTTATGTCGTGCGAAGACTGCCTTTGAGTAATCGTGTATGGTTAGTTTTTAAATATCAGCTTATACAAACCCGAAGTCGGTGACGAGAACATTGGTGCACGTCCGGCTATTACCATCCGTTTGCGTTCTTCTGGAAATACGTCTTTCAGCTTCTCAATATTGCTTTTCAAACGGTCTTCTGTAAAAATACAACCGCTTGCCTCTTCAAGCATGAAGTCGTTAATCACTTTTATTAATCCCTGTACATAAAGGTTATTCATGTCAATTACTAATTCTTCTGTTTTCATATTCGTTATATTTATGTGTTTATACTTAATTTCGTTTACCACTGTTATTATGAGATTTTAACAAGGTTGCATTTCTTGAAACAACGCCATTCTTCTTTTTCAGTGTCAAAGTACACCTGGCAATTATCAGCCGTTTTCTTTGTACCTTTTGTTTCGGGTACTCTGTTTTCCAAGAGAGTGCCAAAGGCTTGACGTAGCGTACCGTCTGTCTTTTTGAAGTAAAACTCTACTATCTTCACTTTCAAAGCCGCTTTCAGTTTTAAATTAGCCCATGCGCATTTCAATGCCTCACTCATTGAATAACCGTTCTTGCGAACGAACGACCATGCCATTTGCATAACCTCTTTCATCTGACTTCTAAATTTTGTGCTCATACTCTTATATAATATATTCTATTTTTATATGCGCAAATATAGATTATATTATATAATTAGCAATAATATCACTGTTAATAAAATGTAATATGATATATTTTTATAGATTGAAATTAGATTATAATATATAATGTGTATATTTGTATCTGAAATCAAACTTATAATATATTATATATGGATTTACGAGTGAAGGAAGTATGTAAAGAGAAAGGAGTAACTCTTGCAGAAGTAGCATCTAAAATAGGTGTGGCTCAAGCAAGCCTTTCTAAAATGTTGGGAGGTAACCCTACTATTGGTACATTGGAAAAGATTGCCGATGCTTTGGGTGTTCCGGTAACTGAACTATTTGAGAAGTCAAACACCGGAGATATAGTAGGCTTCGTGAAGATAGGAGATACCGTGCATGAGGTAAAGTCTGCGGAAGATGTTAAGGATTTAGCTGAAAGGTTATGATTATGGAGACAACTACAAAATACGACACTATTATCAATTTCTTTTTAGATAATTGGATTATAGCTACCATTGTTGTAGCAGCTGTAGTAATAGGGTTTATTTCTTCATTAAGAGATGGAATAAAACAGATTTATGACTTAATAAAGGAAGCCTTCAAAAAAGAAGAATTTGTAATTAAATATAAAGATGAGACAATAACTTTTGAAATAATGCTTCGAAGCCAACATTTTGATATTGTTAAAATCCATGCAATAACACATGTTTTGGGAGTACATTCTGAAAGAGAATGGATAAATAAATACTATCCTGATTATAGTTGGGGCATGCAAAAGCTGAGAAATATAACATTGGACGGGAATAAATCAATACCTTTTGATATAATATGTATATCGAAAGGGAATAACCATAAGGAGATTTATTTTGACCTAAGTGATTTTTTTAACGAATCAGGATGTACTTCTTCTGATATAAATAAGTTTGCAGAGGGGAAAATTAAAGAGATATATAATAGGAAAAATTAATACATGTAGAAGAGGAACTTGCAGAAATCAAAGAGGAACAAGCAGCAAAGAATGAGCAAATCGGAGATAAGGGAAAGAAAAACGCCTCTTAGTTAGAAAAATTACGGGACTTATAGTTTTAGTATAAGAAAAATAGTTAGCGGTGGCTTCAAAGAGTTGCCGCTATTTTTTTGCTCTTTTAAATTATAAATATTAGAATATAATTTTGAATTATAGAATTATATATGTATTTTTGCCACATGATAATTGAGTAACCAATGAGAATATTTACCGAACAAGCATTAAAAGAATATGCAGAGAACCATCCCGATTCAAAGGTCGCTTTGCAAGAATGGACTACCATTGTGAAAAGAAGCAAGTGGACCTGTTTTGCCGATATTAAGAAAACGTTTAATAGCGTTGATAATGTAGGTAATCAACACTATGTTTTCAATATCAAAGGCAACAACTATCGTTTGGTAGTAGTGATTAAATTCACTATTCAGTTTGTGTATATTCGCTTTATTGGTACTCATAAAGAATATGATAGAATAGATTGCGCTAATATTTAGGATTATGACAAAGATAGAAAATCAAGCCCAATATGAATGGGCGGTGAAAAGAGTAGAGGAACTTCTTCCATTAGTGAAAGATGATACTCCTTTGAATGACCCAAATAGCATAGAATTGGAGCTTCTTTCTAATTTGGTTGCTGATTATTCCGAAGAACATTTTGCATTGGGAGAACCAACACTTGTGGATGTTCTTAAACTTCGTATGTACGAAATGGGGCTTAATCAAAAATCACTTGCAAAGTTGGTTGGTGTCAGCCCATCACGGCTAAGTGATTATATATCCGGTAAATGTGAACCTACTTTAAAAGTTGCTCGTGAGATAAGCCGGAAGCTAAATATTGATGCTAATATAGTGTTAGGTGTATAAGTATAAGTTTTTGATGTGATATATTTTAGGCGTGATTCATTCGGTTTCACGCCTAAAATAACTTACCTCCAAACAAGCTTCTTAAGCTAAAATCTATATCCGTAATTCTTTTTATTTCAATTAAATCTCTATATACAAATCCGCCAACATTTATTTTTTCACATTGCATTTTTAAATAAATTTCACGAGATAGTTCAGCTCTTGGGGTAACTTCTAAAAAGAACCATTGTCCATACAATATTAATGTATAAAATCCATAAGTTTCTATATCATTAAATTGTGAATCGGAAAAGGAAAACTTAGGAGATGAAAATTTTTCTTCTATTAAGTAAACTCCATTATTGACTAAATAATACAAAGGAATATCTCCAATATTATAACGTGCAAATCTCCTAATTTGATTAAATCGATTGTCTAATCCATTACCTGTTATTTTATGATATTCTTGAAGGAACATTTCATATATTCCTCTCTTGAATTGTCTTGCAAATGTTGTTAGAAATCTATCATTAAACTTAAAATGTGATTTGAGAACTATTTTTCTTTTTGACTTCCAATATTCGAAATATATTGACTTTAATCTTTCTGAATTATCTTTTCTGTTAAGCAAGGCTTTTGGTAGTCCAAATATTTCTTTAACACAAACTTCTATACAAAGTTTAGGAAACACAAAGTCGTCAGGTTGACCGAAATAGTGATTGCATTCATCGCAAATATCAACACCAATATTTATGCTACCTAAACTTTTTGGCATAGTATGTGGCTTCTCTTTAAATGTCGTTTGAGTTACATCTTTACCACAAAAAATACAAGTTCCTTTATTTATATAGTCCATACTGTTACTTTATTTTACAGCAAAAATAGAATTTTAAATTGATTTCTTCACAACCTTTTCTTAGTGAATGCTATACAACCTAATTATTTCCCCTTTAATTGTTTCCTCCTTACTTTTATACCGTATTCACGACAATCAATCCATTGTCGTGAATGGGAAGCTTAAATATTTACTAATCATCTGCATTGGTGGTATTTTTACTTCCGTAAATTGAATTTCAAATTTAATAATTCATACGGTATGATAAGCTTAGAACAAATCTTGGCAGGACTGCAACAGAAATTCGCTGGGGTGGACACTGCTATCTTAACCCGAATCGCTACTAAAAAGGCAGAGGGTGTAACGGACGAGACAAAGGTAAACTCTATTATTGAGGGTATCAGCTTTTCGGACGTGCTTAATTCCTATGGTGATTTCCGTGCCGGGGATGCTTCAAAAACGGCAGTGACTAACTACGAGAAGAGGCATAACCTTAAAGACGGTAAGCCAATCGAGACTACCACAACCACCAAAACGGAAGAGAATAAAGACGATGTGCCTGCATGGGCGCAAGCTTTAATTGACTCCAACAAGAACCTTTCTGATAAGCTAACACAGTTTGAAACGGAAAAGGCTCAAGCAACACGTAGCCAGCAGATTTTGGCAAAGGCAAAGGAGTATGGTATTCCCGAAAACTACGCCAAACGATGCGCCATTAAGGACGATGAGGACTTGGACGCATACTTCAAGGACTTGAAGCAGGAGTTCGCAAATGACGGCTTCAAAGGCGTAACCCCTCCCGAATCAGCGGAAGAGAAGATTGAGAAAGAATCTGAATCTATCGCTAAAATGATTGATGAGGGTACGAAAACTATTGTTGAACAAAACAAGAATTAATTATGTCAGCAGGATTTAAGTATGACTTGGTTCCGCCCGTTGAGCAAGAGGAACGCTACGATGTCCAGACCGGCATTCGTAGACGTGGTCCGTTCAAACTTGATACGCAGAACCTGGTAGTGGGAAGTTTTCTTCCCGGATTTACACCGATTTGTGCGGACTTGAAAAACAAGTTCGCTTATGCGGTAATCAATGTGAGAGTTGCGGAAGCCTATACCACTGGTGGAGAGGCTTTGTCTATCAAAGTAGCTAAGAACTCTTTGGCTTATGTGGGTATGTTTGTCGGAAACGGCAAGAAAGGTGCAGAAGTAACGGCAATTGATAAGTCTAATGCCAACTACGATGTATTGACTATCAAGGCTGCTTTTGGTGAGAATATTGCCAAAGATGCTGTATTATTCAATGCGGTTGCAGTTGATGGTTTAAAGCAAAAGCATGTGGCTAATTCGGCTCTGTTTAACCGTACAAAGGTTGAGGACGGAATCACATTGGTTTCATTGCTTCGTACAGCCGCAGAAATTGAACCCTCAAAATTGGTTATGCCGTTCTCCGAGAACGATAAAGCCAACATGAAGGGATGGTTTGAATTTAACGAGTAAGGAGGTAGGATATGTTTTTAACGATTCAAACATTATTCGATGATGCGAACATTGTTTCCGCTATCATCAGACGTGTGAACCAGACACGCAAGGACACAATCTATTGGCAGCAGTATCTTACTTTCCGCAGAGTGACTACTCGTGTGTTCAAAGACTATATCGGTTCTGTAACTGGAGTTATGGCCGGATCCATCAATTCGCGTTTTGGAGAGAAACCCATCCGTGAACGTCGGAACATCGGTTCCGGATATGGTGAGATTGCCTATTTGGGTGATGCTTATCAGATGTCTATTGACCGTCTTTCTGAATTGCAGGATTTGATTGACAAGTTCAATGCCGCTAAGCCAGCCGACCAAAAGGCTGCAATGGAAGAGATTGTAAACTTCCTGGCAGACGACTACCGTCAGATTACCCTTGCCGCCCACAAGCGTATGGATATTATTGTCGGTGCGCTGTTGATGCTTGGTGAAGCCACCGTTTACAACAAAGACGCTGCAATCACTTCCGGTCAGACCAATAATAAACTGCTGGAGATTACCCTTCCGTTCAATTTTATCAAGCCGAAAAGTGGAGATGTGGTTGTGGACGGACAGAATATGTTTATCTCTTATTTGAGAGAGAAACTTCATTCCTTGGCACCGGACTATGGCGTTTATGCCAAGATGGTTATGACTCGTGCATCTTTCAACAAGCTTATTCTTGGTTCATCTGAATTTGGTGAGCAGTACAAGATGATTCTCGGCAGCAACGAAATGAAGTTGAGTACGGGATTGGTTTCCTCTTCTTTGGCTTCCGAAGTGTTCACCGGCATCGGTTTGCCGCGTATTGAAATCAAGGAGGACTACGTGAAAGACCAGACGGGAAAGAATGTGCAGATTTACGCGGATAACCGTATTACTCTGTTACCTTCTGACAACATTGGTTATATGCGCCATCATACCCCGTATGAAGCGACAGACCCAGTACAAGGACGTACTTATACCCCGTCAGAGGGGCAGATGCTTATCTCTAACTACCGTGACAAAAACGGTCGCTACATGGAATATACGGCAGAGTGGATTCCGCAGATTTCCAATCCAGATTTGATAACCAATTTCGATTTGAGCGAAATTGCATCCATCCAATCAGCATAAGGGGGGGGTAGGATATGAAAGTAAAGGTTATATCAGTTTTCCGCGACAAGTTCACCGGAAAGTATTATACTCCCGGTGAAGTGATTGAAGTCGGTGAGGAAGCCCGTGTGCTGGATATGGAAAGCCGCAGACTTGCTGAACGGATTGAGGCAAAAAATACCGAAGTGAAAGCTCCTGAAGAAAAGAAAGAGGTGAAAATTTCCCTCTTTGAAAAGGAGTTTGAGAAGAAGACTTTGATTGATGCTTTGAAGTCTATCGGTGCGCAGGCTTCCGGCAATATGAAAGAGGAAACTCTTTTGGCTAAGGTTTCAGAACTGGATGAAGAATCAACAGCCAAACTGAAAGAAGCATTAGGTATCGAGTAAAAGGATAGGGTAGTGCTTCTACCCTTCCATTGTCTAATTTTATAAATCAGAAAAGGAATGAAGAATTTTATTTTTGCCATGTGTGGCTTTTTAATGATGTCTTTGGTTTCGTTGAGCGTGCAGGCATCAAGTGTGAAATCTCCTAAGTGTGAATACGTGAATCCATCGGTTGATGTTGGTCTGCCGGATATTCAGTTTATCACTTTGGAAACGGTTCCGGCTGATTGTGTTGTACTGACCATGACACCTCCCGTCTTCTTGGTTGCAAATAACCCGGCTATGATGTGTTCGATGAAAGAGGAAGCGGCTATTCAAGGGATACGAATTAATGTTCCCAAATGTCCGTTCAGATACATCTATAAATCTAAACATTGTACGCATTATAGCTATACCGCATATAGTAAACTGATTACACCATATTGAATGATAGCAGCCATGAGTAACAAGGAGTTTGTACTAAGCGTATTTGATAAGAACACCCCGTCTAATCTTGTAGTTGAAAATATACTTTCAAGAACGGGATTGGATGGTGAAGAACCTTTTGCCGAGGAAAATCGGGCAAGATTAGAGGTCGCTTGTGCAAAGCAAATTCCGTGGATGATACAAAATCCATCTTCGGTCAGCGAAAGCGGATTTTCTGTGTCTTGGTCTAATTATGTTGATAGTCTAATGAAATTGTACTCATGGCTGTGTAAACAGTACGGTTTGAAAGACGAACTGGGTAACAAACCTAAAGTGACTTTCTTATGATATTCGCTCCACACATATTGCAGGT